ATGTTGTGTTCCTTTCGAGAACTTTGTTTAATTGTTATACTAGTAGTATATACTAAGTATCGTCAAAAGTCAATAGCTATCTTAACAATTTTCAAACTTTTTTATAAGTTTTTCTATAACGAATCCCACAGGTAATAGTAGCGCAGGAATAATTACGAACGTGACTAGTGATTCGTTTTCCAATGACCATTCGTATAAATTCATCTCTTATCCTTTCGATTAATGATTAACTCTTATACCTTAAGTATACTATATATATCGTCAAAAGTCAAGCCCTACATGAGCAAAAACCCAAAAAAAAACCAATATTATTTCTCCCCCCCTAGTGGGGGGAAGGGGGCGGGGGTGTTATTTGTTCAAAATCATCAATACTGTCTGTAATTAAAAAAGCCGTGGTGGTGTAAACAAAAAGTCAGACACAAACATTCAATGTCTTACTTAATCTTCTCAGACAGCCCCCAATCGTTATAGTATCTTCGCCCACCATCTTTTCTAGGTTGATTCAATAGCGGCATATTCGCCTCGCTTGGAGTCCGCCCACCTTTCTTAGAGTTGCACTTGAAACATGCGCACACAAGGTTCTCCCATGTATCTTTTCCTCCTTGCCACTTTGGAAGGACATGATCTAGAGTCAACTTGTCAGGATTCTTAACTCCACAGTATTGACATGTGTAATCATCGCGCAAAAATATGTTTCTTCTTGTTGGAGTTGCCGTATACTTGAATGAGATAAACTTTTTGACCATCCCTACCTTTGGAAGGGGATAATACTCACCATTGGCGCCCAATATCCTTCTCTCATGGAATTCTATTGGTACAATCGCCCCTTTGAGCATAAGAGTGATACCTTTTTGCCAAGATAACTTAGTCAGTATACTATAATCCATATTTAGAACTAATGTTGTTTCCATTATTAATATATATTATACTCCACACAGACATATCACTTTTCATATTATACACACCATGCAAAATCGCCCATTATCCTTTTCTGCCATTATTCTATTGGCCTCCGGAAACAAATTGCAACACATGTTTCATGGTATCTTTTTTAAATTTAGTCTTTTTTTGTGTATAGTTTTTTACAATTGTATACTATAGTATAGGTAAATTTACATTTTAGAACAATGGAGATGTTATGTCTTACGATAAAGAAAATCCAAAGAAGGTCGAATCTGAGTTCACAGCGAAGGCTTCGGGCGAACTTGAAGAAGCTGTAGCCGAAGAACTTGAGGTTGAAGACCCGACTGTGGAAGAAGCAGAGGCGGTTATTGAAGAATTGACCGTTGAAGAATTGACCGTTGAAGAAGAGGTAGTAGAGGAAGTAGTGGCAGAAGAAGTTGCTCCTGAACCTGCGCCTGAAGTAGATGAGGCTCCTGTGAGACACAGAGGCCCTCGAAATTAATGCGAATACCTAGTAACATGTCAGAACAAGAAGTTGTTGACACGATTACTAGGGTTGCAGAAAAACTTTCTGCGAAGTACACGTTTGCTTTCTATACTATTGACGATATAAAACAAGAAGCCTTTATCATAGGCATGGAAGCTCTAGAGAGATATGACGAGAGAAAACCTCTCGAAAATTTCTTGTTTGTCCATATAGCAAATAGGCTTAAGAACTTTAAGCGCGACAACTATTTTCGTCAAGACGAAGGAAAAGCAGAGAAAGTACAAAACAGAAAGAAAAACTTGTTAGAGCCAGCAAACCTAGAAAATTTCAGTGTCGTACACGATGATAAGGACTTTTTGTCTAAAATATCCGATGCTGAAATGCTGGACTTAATAAAGAGAAGAATCCCGGCGGATATGAGAGCAGATTATTTAAGGATGTGTGCCGGCGTTTCTATCTCTAAGAATAGGAAGCTGGAAATAGAATCAATAATTAGGGGGATAGTAGAAGCCTAATGAAGCGTGGAAGGTTTTCGGTAGAAGAGGTTCAATTTATCGAGCAGAATTGCGAGGCTCTTTCTCCACAAGCGATAGCAGATCATCTAGATCGTGATGTTTCTTCGATAACTAAGTGGATCGGAGAGAATGTTGGGTTTTCAGCCCGTCAGAAAAAGGAAGTAGAGGCTCATCAAGAACTCAAACGGAAGCCCTACTGGAAAGAACTAGAAAAGCAGTTCTCAGAGTCAGAGCTGGAGATGTTTCAGTTCCATTTCAAGAAAATGTGGGCTCAGTTCAAGGACGATGTGTTTCATACAGAAGAAATTCAAATCGTCGATACTATCAAGCTCGAAATTCTAATGAATCGTATCTTAACGAGCCAACAAGAAAACATGAATCAAATTGATGGCTTTCAGGCAATCATACTTGTTGAGAAACAAAGAGATAAAGAAGATCAAGACCGCGACTACATCTCGTCATTAGAGCGTCAGATAGCAATGCTTAGGGCGGCGCAAGAGACGCTATCTAAGGATTACAAGGATCTTCAGGCACGAAAGGCAACAATGTTAAAGGATCTAAAGGGTACTCGTGAGCAGCGAATTAAAGCTATCGAGGACTCTAAGCTAACGTTTGCATCGCTGGTGAAAAAGATAGCATCAGATCCTACTTTTAGAACACAAATAGGATTAGATATGGAAAAGATGCGCTTAGCCACAGAAGCAGAGAAAGAGCGGTTATCAGAGTACATTAAATATGAAGATGGGCAAGTCGATCAACCTTTCCTATCATCAGACACAGTTAAAGGAGATTAAATGAAAACTGCAGTAGTTTTTGGAGTTACAGGTCAAGACGGTTCTTACTTAACTGACTTGCTACTCTCAAAGGATTATAGAGTAATTGGTGTCGCAAGACGCAGCAGTGTGGATACGACTGAGCGTTTAGATCAAAATATCAACAATGCGGATTTTATTATCGTCGAAGGTGATATTACAGATGGATTTTGTGTTTCTGATATTATTAATAAATATGAGCCAGACGAAGTGTATAACTTGGCAGCTCAATCACATGTCGGCACATCATTCAAGCAGCCAACGCTAACATGGGATGTGACTGGTGGCGGCTGTCTGAATATATTGGAAGCGATTAGGGTTTCACCTAGAGTTGACGACATTAGATTTTATCAAGCGTCTTCTAGCGAAATGTTCGGTAAAAACTTTACATTGACTAATGACGGAAAGTATCAAGACGAGAATACTGCTTTTATGCCTCAGTCTCCATATGCCATCGCTAAGCTAGCGGCACACCACCTAGTTAGAAATTACAGAGATAGCTATGGTATACACGCATCTAGTGGTATTTTATTTAATCACGAGAGCGAACGAAGAGGAGAAAACTTCGTCACTCGTAAAATAACTAAGTGGATCGGAAGATTTCTGGCTTGGGAAAAACAAAACTCTGCATTAATCCCGTCGCTCTGTAGGTTTGAATTTGCAGGAGATCATATTATGTTGCCTAGAAAAAGAATGTATTTAGATATGATTAAAACACCTATATTTTCTAAGCTAGGGCTTGGGAACTTACAAGCAAGGAGAGACTGGGGTCATGCAAAAGATTACGTCCGAGGAATGTGGCTCATGCTGCAACAAGAGGAACCAGACGATTATGTCATCGCTACTGGAGAAACACACAGTGTTGAGGAATTTTTGGAATACGCTTTTGAGCACGCTGGTCTTGGTGATTGGAACCAGTACGTGTACATTGACCCTGAATTCTTTAGACCCGCTGAAGTTGATTACCTACTTGGTAACCCAACCAAAGCAGCAGAAAAACTCGGATGGCGACCAAGAATAAAATTTGAAGAACTAGCACAAAAAATGGTGGAGGCAGATATAAATGAGGAATTACGACGATCCGGCCTACAAGAAGTTTCGGATGGATGTATTGAAGCGTGACAAGTTTTGCTGTAAAATGTGCAAGACTAGCGGCAAGAAAAAAAAGATGTATGTTCACCACATTAGAAAATGGGCTAGCGCTTCCTCTTTGAGGTTTGATGTTGGTAACGGTATAACCCTATGTTATAACTGTCACAAGGAAGTCACCGGCAATGAGGTACACTATGAGTCTTATTTGTTGGGGTTGATAGATGGCTAAGAAAAAAACACCTAAGTTTGTTGTCATAAAAGACACTAGGGAGCAGAAGGGATGGATCTTCCATAGTGGTGATGCTTGCGACGGCATGAAAGCCGGAACACTAAAGACTGGCGACTACACACTTGAAGGGTTTGAAGACGCTGTATGTATCGAAAGAAAAAAGAGTGTAGAAGAGATCGCCAACAATGTAGGAAAAGAAAAGAAGAGATTCAATGCTGAGATGCAGCGCATACAGGAGTATCCCTTTAAATATATAGTTTGTGAGTTTTCTATGAGCGATGTGATAAACTATCCACGCTCCATATTTTCTGAATACATGTGGCATAATAAGCCCGACTTTTGCGAAAGAGAAATAGCTAACAGAAAGATAACAGGCAAATATATACTCAAGGCGCTTATGGAGTATCAAACTTGGTACGGAATCCACATACTGTTCTGCGATAATGCAAAGAACGCACAGAAAGTTACAGAAAGCATATTCAAGAGGTTAAATACGATGTTCCATGAACAAACCTAACAGAACACAGATATATTCAGCCTTATCTAATTGGCATGACTACGGACTATTGTCGCAGACAAGAGAAATATTTCTTGAGTCTGGAGACGACGGCTTAGGATCTAAACACGCTGTAGAATTTATTAAGAACCTGCTAATGCTTGAATCTTTAAATAGTAATCCTATTATTATTCACCAGTATAATATTGGAGGAGACCAAAATGCCGGGTTCGCAATATATGATGCAATTAGAGCTAGCAAGTGTAAGTTTTTGTTTATGTGCTACGGAACAGCGTCTTCTATGGGTAGCATTATACCTCAAGCGGTTATAGGCAAAGGTGTAAGGGTCACACACCCTCATACAGAGTGGTTGATACACGAGGGGTCTTGTGAGACCAGCGGAACAACAAAGCAGTTTATATCGAACGCTGAGGCCCTTAAACGGTCAAAAGAATTAATGTACGACATATATGTAAACGCATGCAAGAAAGGCACTGCGTTTAAAGGGAGAAAGCCAGTAGAAATTAAGGCTATACTAAAAAGAAGACTTAACGTAAAAGAAGATTGGATTCTCGAAGGAGGAAAAGCCGTAGAATATGGTTTTGCGGATGGCGTCTTTGGCAAAGGAAACTATAGCTCTGTAGAAAAAATATTGGAAAGGCTTAAATAGTGGCTGATATAAGCAAGAACCTAGACAGAGTAATACAGGATGCTTGGCTTGGCATAGATGTAAAAGATGGCGAGTTATTTAATCCTATGGATTTTCTCTTTCATGATGACGATCCAGAAAAGATGCTTGAGCGTATAGCTTGGCTCATGATGCGTCCAGAATACTTCTCGTTTGTTTGTAAATATATACTAAATATTGAGATATCGCCATTTCAGTCATTACTACTGCAAGAGATGTGGCACAAGAAGTTTCCAATGTTAATCGGTAGTCGTGGTATGGGTAAATCATTTATATTATCAGTGTACCCATTGCTGCGAGCGCTGTTTATGCCAAGAAGAAAGATTATCGTTGTCGGTGCGGCCTTTAGGCAGTCGAAAGTGCTTTTTGAGTACATGGACACCATATGGAAGAACGCGCCGATTCTGAGGGATCTGTGCGGCTCTAGAAGCGGACCAAGAAGAGATGTCGATAGATGTGTAATGCATATTGGTGATAGCACTATAACATGCTTACCTCTTGGTGATGGAAGTAAGATTCGTGGTCAGCGTGCAAATGATATTATAGCCGACGAATTCGCATCTATTCCCCGTGAGATATTTGAAAACGTTGTTGCTGGTTTTGCTGCAGTATCCGCCTCGCCTATAGAAAAAGTAAAAGACAGAGCAAAAAAGAAAAAGGCGGAAGAGCTTGGAGTTGACCTAATAAAAGAAACAGACGTAGATCCGGTAACAGAAAAATCAAACCAAATTATATTGTCCGGTACGGCATATTATGATTTTAATCACTTTGCAGAATACTGGAAAAGATATAGATCCATTGTGAATAGCAAAGGTAATAAGCAGAAACTAAAAGAGGTTTTTGGCGACGATGTGCCTGAAGATTTTGCTTGGCAAGAGTATTCAGTAATCCGTATGCCAGTTACAACACTTCCGGATGGTTTTATGGACGAGGGACAGATAGCCAGAGCTAGAGCGACTGTACATTCTGGAATCTTTCAGATGGAATATGGAGCATGTTTTACCACTGACAGTCAAGGATTTTTCAAAAGATCATTAATAGAAAATTGCATTGCTTCCGAATCAAATAGCATCATAATAAACGAAGAGCCCATACATTTTGAGGCCATGTTAAAGGGCGATCCGAATAAAAAATATATTTTTGGAGTTGACCCTGCGTCTGAGGTTGATAACTTTAGTATAGTCGTACTAGAGCTTAATGGAACTCATAGAAGGGTTGTTCATGTGTGGACTACCAATAGAAGTCAACATAGAGATCAGCTAAAGGCACATCTTGTAGATGAAGATGATTTTTATTCTTACTGCGCTAGAAAAATAAGAAACTTAATGAAGGTATTTCCATGTATGGAGATTGCGCTTGATGCTCAAGGTGGTGGTATCGCCGTTATGGAAGCTTTACATGACAAAGACAAAGTAAGAGAAGGCGAACAGAAAATATGGCCCGTTATAGACTATGACAAACCAAAAGACACAGACGATGAGCCGGGACTGCATATTCTGAGAATGTGTCAGTTTGCAAAATACGATTGGCTTGCAGAGGCTAATCACGGACTAAGAAAAGACTTTGAAGATAAGTTAGTATTGTTCCCAGATTTTGATTCAGTCAGTCTTGGTCTATCTGCAGAAGAAGACAATATCGAAGGGCGAATATACGATACTCTAGAGGATTGTGTTATGGAAATAGAAGAACTGAAGAATGAATTGTCTATGATTATCATGACACAGACAGGGACTGGTAGAGAGCGATGGGATACCCCAGAAGTCAAGATAGCGGCGGGGAAAAAGAGTAGACTTAGGAAAGACCGATATTCATCTCTTATTATGGCAAATATGAGCGCGAGACAACTCGATGTAGAGAGAACCGTAAGAACTTACGATCACTACGGCGGATTTGCTAGAAAATCTGAGGGAGAAAAAACAGGGGATGACGGGCCGATGTATCATGGTCCATCTTGGTTTACAGAAAATATGGGCAATATTTATTAATACTGTGTATAGTATTTTACAATACCATTATCAATACTATTGCCAAAGGAACAATACAAATGTCAGAAGATCTATACTTGACTTGGGGTGACGATTCAGAAAGAAGTAAGGCTTATGAAATGTCGGCTGACAATGTTAATGCGTATGACGGAATACAGAAATCTTACGCCTATGACAATAGAACTTTTATAGACGTAGAAACACAAAGGTCTGTAAGACCGGGCTTTAATCGTAGGGACTATAATGCTTTTCGTCCCGGAGAAGCGATACCGACACAACAAAAGAAAATAGTCAAGATGTGTATGCAGGCTTATGAAAAGGTTGGTATCATTAGAAACGTTATTGATTTAATGGGAGATTTCGCAACTCAAGGTATTACTCTAGTACACCCAAACAAAACAATCGAAAAGTTTTATCGTAAATGGTTTGAGCAGATCGACGGCTTAGACCGATCAGAAAGATTCTTGAATTATCTTTATAGATGTGGTAATGTTCCTATCCGCAGAAGGACAGCAAAGATAAACAAGAAAAAAGAAGCGGAACTTAAGAGAAGCACAGCTGCCCCAGATATGAAAATACAAGATATTCCGGTAGCAAAAAGAGAGATTCCTTGGCGATATGACTTTTTAAACCCTCTTGCTGTTGATATAAAAAATAAAGATGTCGCTATGTTTACTGGTGACATTGAATATGTTATCAAGGTATCAAAAAACACAGTCAATTCATTGATGATGAATGGCGATGCTAACGGAAAGGGCCGCGACTTACCAAACTATTTAATCAAGAGATTTTCTCAGGGCGAAAGAGAGATTCCTCTAGATAAAGATAAGTTTATGATGTATCACTATAAAAAGGATGACTGGAACGTTTGGTCAAATCCTATGATATACGCCATTCTAGACGACATTGTGATGCTTGAAAAGATGAAGTTAGCAGACTTAGCTGCTCTAGATGGAGCTATTTCAAATGTGAGGCTTTGGAGGATTGGTGATTTAGATCACAAGATTATTCCAACCAAGGCTGCAATCAACAAGTTGAGAGATATTCTTGCTAGCAATGTTGGCGGAGGTACTATGGATTTGGTATGGGGTCCTGAAATTGACTTCAAAGAAAGCAGCACGCAAGTGTACAAGTTTTTGGGCGCAGAGAAATATCAGCCAGTTCTAACTAGCATATATGCCGGACTTGGTATTCCCCCAACACTAACCGGAGCTGCTTCCGGTGGTGGTTACAGTAATAATTATGTTAGTCTCAAGACTTTAGTCGAAAGATTGGAGTACGGTAGAGAAAAACTTAAAGATTTCTGGATGAATGAAATTAAGTTAGTGCAGAAGGCTATGGGGTTTAGGTTCCCGGCTGAGATACACTTTGACTCAATTATACTTTCAGATGAAGCCGCGCAGAAGCAGCTTCTTGTACAACTTGCCGATAGAGATATTATATCTCACGAAACGCTACTTGAAAGATTTAGAGAGTTACCTACAATCGAGAAGATTAGAGTGAGAAGAGAAGAAAGAACTAGAACAAACGATCCGGGCGCCCCGAAGAAAGCTGGTCCTTTTCATAACCCTCAACATAAACAGGATATGGCCAAACTTGCTCTCACCAAAGACGTTTTAGATAAAGACATGTATCTGGAAAGTCTTGGTTTGCCTCCTGTAGAAGAGGAGATAGTAGAGAAAGAAGATCCTCAAACAGAGCGTATTGAACTGGGACCTCCTCAAGAAAAAGATAATCAGCAGCCTGAAAGTCCAGAAGGCGGTAGACCATTTAACGCTAGAGATCAGCAAAAACGAAAGCAGAAAAGAGTGCTACCAAGAAGCAGTGATAACGTAGCTGCAACGCTCTGGGCATACGAAGCACAGAAGAAGATTTCCGAGTTAGTTACACCAATGGCGTTAGCTCATTTTGAAAAGAAAAACGCTAGAAGCCTAACCAAATCCGAGTTTGATCAGTTAGAACATCTAAAATTATGCATACTTACAGGCATAAAACCATTTATGGAAATAGATGCTGATGTAATTAAGCAAATCATCGACTCGAACACAAGGCCATCGGAATCTTTCAGTCTTGAAGTAGATAGTGCAGTCAATAAGTTTTCTGAGACCCAAGATAGAAAACCAAACATTGACGAAATGAGATATATCTACGCCTCTACCTTTGCATCGTTCGCCTAGTTTTTAGGTAAAAATAATCATAAAAATCTTTTTTTGTGTATTATCATATAAGGAGACTTTATATGAAAGCATATGCACAAGAAATACAAGATGGTCTTCAGGAATTGATTGAAAACAATACCACGATTGCGTATTGCGCTCCTGTTATTTCTGAAACCAATACACTAAGTACTGCCGCCGGTAAATACGAAGAAGACCGTGCGTTAGCTCTTAATTTTTTGGGCCTAGAAGATACTCAGGCCGAAAACAAAGAGCAGATAGACTTATACTATTTAAGTTCTGTTTTAGTTAGTACCGGGTGGAATAAAAATGATGATGTTTTCGACGCACAAGAAATGTGGGAAGCACGTTCCACTCCAGAAGATAAACAATTCAATTATATGCACAACGAAAAAGATATAATTGGTCACATAACCGCCAACTACGTTGTTGACTTTGAAGGCAACAGTTTAGATGGCGATCTTTCTTTTGCAGAGGCTGGCGAACCAAGAGACTTTAATATAATTACACAGGGTGTTCTATATAAGTCTTGGAGCGATCCAGAGCTGCGAGAAAGAATGAATAATATAATAGAAGAGATTGAGGAAGGAGATAGATGGTATGTATCTATGGAATGTCTGTTCCCAAATTTTGATTATGCACTGAAAGATGAAACGGGTGCAAGCAAAATTGTAAAAAGAGAGGAAGCTTCGGCGTTTTTGTCAAAGCATCTTCGCGCTTACGGAGGAACAGGGAAGTATGAGGGTTATACAGTGGGTAGATTATTAAGAAATATATCTTTCTCTGGCAAGGGCTTGGTTTCTAAACCTGCTAATCCTCGAAGTGTCATTTTAAATGACAGTAAAAGTTTTAGTGAAAATGATAGTGAACTAGTTGCTGTTTCATCAATAAAGGAGACTAAAATGTCCGATGTTTTACAGAAACAGTTGGAGGAAGTCAAGGCTGAACTAGCTGAAGCTCGAACCGCCAACGAAACTATGAAGCAGGAAATGGAAGCTCAGAAAACAGAAGCGATTGAAAGTCAGTTGCAAAAGTTTGAAGAAACTATTTCTGCTAAGGATCAGGCTATTGCCGAAGTCCAAGCTCAGGTAGAAGAAGCTCTAGCAAGAGTTAAAGAACTTGAGGAAGCTCTAGCGGCTTCTGAAGCTGCTAAAGAAGAAGCAATCGCTCAGGTTGCTGAAATCGAAAAGGCTGCTGCGCTTGAAAAGAGAGTTGCTGCTTTGACCGAAGCAGGTCTTGAAGGTGAAGAACTGGATGAGGCTATTGCTAAATTTGAAAATCTTGATGAAGAAACTTTCGACTTTGTTGTTGCTGCAATAACTAAGAAGAAGGCGGAAAAGAAAGACGACAAAGAAAATCCTTTTGAAAAGAAGGATAAAAAAGAGGATGAAGAAGCTCCAGCTGAAATGAAAAAGAGAAAAGCTGAAGTGGAACCTCTTGAAGAAGAAGTGGACGAAGCAGAAGCTGAAGCCCAAGCAGAGGAATTAGAAGAAGCTGTAGAAGATGAAGATATTGCAATGGCAGAAGCTATTGACGATGAAGATTCTTCTGAAGAACTTCGTTCTACCGCAAGCGAGTGGTTTGGTTCTCTTCTAAAATCAACTGCGAACCTTAAGTAATTTAACAAGGAGAAATATATAATGGCTCTTAAATCAGATAGAAATGAACTGCAGACCGACATTAGCTTTTTCATGAATGAAACAGCTACTAGAGGTGGTGTTGTTTCAATGAGCACTGCTGGTTCTGGTGCGGCTATGGATCAAGGCGCTGCCTTGGCTACTTATTCTGCAACGGCTTCCGGTAAAGTGCCTTTGGGTATTTTGTTGAACGATATGGTTAATCTTGACTTAACCCGTCAACATATTAACCAACACAAAGACGAAGTACAGAAGGGTGGTAAAGTTACAATCCTTCGCAAAGGTTATGTTGTTACTAACAATATTGAAGGCACCTCACCTACTGCTGGAGCACAAGCTTTCCCAGCACATAGTGGTAACCTTTCAATCACAGACATTGTTGGTGACGGAACTGTTTCCGCTATTGGTCGATTCTTGTCTACTGAAGATGAAGACGGATATGCCAAAGTAGAAATCAACCTACCCTAATTATAGCTCATAAAGGAGAATAAGATAATGAATATGAAAGAACGTCCTTCTGATGAATTTATCGCATTGCTAAAGCAATCCGGTAGTTCAGATAAAGCAGTGGCTATCGAAGCCCAGCGAGAAATCGCTAAGGCTTTGGAAACACCATTGCGCAAAGGTGTTTTATTCGGTGATGTTGTAACTTCCATTTATGAAGCTATGCCACTTGAACCGGGTGCTACACCTGAATTTCCACTCGACCTTCTTGCACCGGGAACAGAAAGTGAGCACATTGCTTACACTAATCCGGGTCATGGTCGTATTCCAGAACGTAGCGTCGAAGGCGATTACGTCATGGTTAACACTTACGGAATTACCAGCTCGATTGACTTCTTGCTGAAGTATGCCCGTGAAGCTAACTGGAACGTTATTGCTCGCGCGATGCAAGTTTTGGAAGCATCGTTTGTTAAGAAAATCAACGACGACGGATGGCACACTTTGCTAGCCGCATCTGTTGATAGAAATATTTTGGTCTACGATGCCGACGCAGCTGCTGGTCAGTTCACAAAGCGTTTGGTATCTCTAATGAAGACAGTTATGCGTCGTAACGGCGGTGGTAACAGCGTTACTGCTAATGGTCGATTGACTGACATCTACCTGTCTCCAGAAGCCATCGAAGATATCCGCAACTGGGGTGTCGATCAGCTTGACGAAGTTTCACGTCGTGAAATTTACGTGGCAGCTGACGGAGGAGCTCCTTTGACGAGACTCTTCGGAGTTAACCTGCACGACTTGTTTGAGTTGGGCGATAATCAAGAATATCAAAATTACTTTACTAGTGATCTTGGTGGTTCTATCGCTACTGGCGACGTTGAACTTGTTATTGGCTTGGATCAAGCCTCTAGCGACAGTTTCGTAATGCCGGTCAAGAAAGAAGTTGAAGTTTATGAAGACGAAGCTCTTCACAGACATCAGCGTCAGGGTTACTACGGTTGGGCCGAAATTGGCTTTGGTGTACTAGACAATAGAAGAGTTCTCGCTGGCTCCTTCTAATACTTGTATGCTCAAGTTTGATAAGAACCGTCCTGTTAGAGATAATAGGGCGGTTTTTTTATTATTTTTGTGTATATAAGGGTAGTCCAAAGTAATCAAAAGGAGCATACACTATGGAGCTATTGATAAAAATAAACAGCGCAGATGGTGATAAATCATATAAAGATGGCGACATTGTTCAGGCGTTTTCTAATGATAGAATATTATTGGCTAACGCTCAATCTATTTGCAGTGTAGATAACTTCAATTTAGACTCAGTATCTGGATTGAGGTATAATGATACACTATTGATGAAATACATGGAAGTCTGCAGTCTTTATAAGATCGAAAGAATAAATACAAATTCGGCAAGAAGAACAAACCTTCTCACCTTAGAGCAAGACGTAATAAGCAACTCTCCAAACGCAGACGGAGAAGCCATATGGATAGAGGATTACTTAACTAGAAGATTAAAGAGTAATCGTCATAAAATTTTTGGAGCAACTGGTTCTGAAATTTGGTATAGCGGGTCTAGACCTGTAGATCTTGATGTCATCTGGAATCACATCGAGTCAGAGTCTGATAATCTTAAACAAGATAACACATCTTGGAAATTTACGTCACTAGAAAAAAGACATTTTTATACTATGAATTGCAGAGGCAACGCTGGAGGAATCATCCAAGAGCTTTCTGGTCACACTGTTGTAGACAGACAAAACCCCGTGACTACTGGTGACGAGATTATAGTAGCGAGAAGAAAATGGCAGGTTCCATATTGGGATTTAGGCGTTAATGTTGACGATATTAGAAATCAAGACAAAGAAGTTGATGGAAGAACTGCTCTTAACGATAGACCATTTGTAGATGATATAAATGTAGACAAGGTTGAGACGGGGATAATAGCACTATAGAATCACGCTAGCGACGGCTGGTAATTAACATTATAACTAATAGGAGTATTTTGATATGACTGCTATGTCAAATTATTTAGAAAATAAGCTTATAGACCACATCTTGAGAGGCACATCCTTTTCTGCGCCCAGCAACATTTATATCGGTTTAGTTGGAAAGTATGATGCGACCCAGTTAGAAGCTGGCACTTTGACTCATGAGCTTTCTGGAGGTTCTTACGCTAGGTCTTCCGGAATCAAAGGTGATGCATATTGGAGTGCAGGCTCTACTAATGGCCTCACTGATAATGAACAAAATGTAGAGTTTACCACTGCCTCCAATGAGTGGGGTCATGTATCAGGATTGTTTGTCGCAGATGCGTCTTCTGGAGGTAACGTTCTTTTGTACGGGCAGCTTTCAGCAACTAAATTTGTAGAAAATGGCGACCAGTTCATTATTTCAGCGGGTGATTTAGACATTACCTTTGCTTAATTTTTATAAGGGGCAGGGGTAATGGCCTTAATACTTAAAGACAGAGTAAAAGAAACCTGTACTGGAACAAGTGGCGATATGGCACTTACTGGGGCAGTGTCTGGCTATGTAGCCTTCGATGCAGATTCAACTTTTGATGGCAACACAACGTACTACGCCTTAGAAGATGCAGACGGTACAAAGTGGGAAGTTGGCTTGGGCACACTCAGTGCAGACTCCACAACCCTTACCAGAACTACAATTCTTGCAACTCAAGCTAGTTTCACAGATACCACCAGACAAACATTTAGTAGTGGAACACACACAATTTATTGTGTTTATCCTGCAGGCAAGTCTGTACATTTAGACAGTAGTGGAGATCTTTCTCATACTAGTGGAAAAATTATTTCTGCAGGATATGCGATATCTGCTGTAGTTACAGAGTCTGGAACTTCTAGAACTTTAGCAGATTCAGATAATGGTAAAGTTATAGTCTGTACAAATGGAAGCGCTACCACAATAACCGTTCCTGCAAGTTTAGCTGCTGGATTTGCGGTTACTGTGATACAGGCTGGAGCTGGTCAGATTACTTTTACTGCTAGCTCTACAACTATAAATAACAGACAAAGCCATACAAAAACAGCGGGTCAACATGCAAGGGTTGGCCTTGTGCAGACATCTTCTGATACATACAACCTTGGTGGAGATACTGCTTCGTAATGTTTATTCCAGCTTTAGACCAATCAACGCCGCATGTACACTCTGCCGCTGCTGCTACTGACACTTATTTGGGCAATATTCATCTAGCGTGGATGGTCAGCCAAAACATCGCATCAAATACGCGATTGGGTAATATTCATTTAGCATGGATAGTTAGTCAAAATATACCATCAAATACACATTTGGGTAATATTCATCTAGCGTGGATGGTTAGTCAACATATTGCATCAAATACACGTTTGGGTAATATTCATTTAGCATGGATGGTAAAACAAAATATATTTCCAGCTACATGGACTGAA